TTGAAAAAAATTAGTTTTTTCAATTTTCAATAATGATGAAATAAAAATAATCATTACTGGAACCGTGGAAATCATCAAAACTCCACTTATTACCTGAGTAAATTTTAATGAATAGTACAGTTAGTGAGAAAATACTTAATAAAATTTATGACATTTTAATTAGAATTGAAAAACATTTGCTTGAACATAAACCTAAAAAAGAAAAAAAGAAAAAACAGTTATTAAACGATTAATATGAATGTAAAGAGGTTATATGGCTAAAAAGAAAATTTTATTGATGTCTGACGATTTGAGGATGCATAGTGGAGTTGCAACTGTTTCAAAAGATATTGTCATAGAAACTTTAAATGAATATGATTGGGTTCAGATAGGTGGTGCAATAAAACATCCTGAAGTCGGCAAGATCGTAGATATGAGTGAAGGTCTCTCTGAATTTGGGATAAAAGATGGATACCTAAGAATTTATCCTGTAGATGGTTATGGAAGTGAAGATATTTTGAGAGAAGTGTTAGATCGTGAGAATCCAGATGCAATTCTTCACTATACAGATCCAAGATTTTGGATTTGGTTTTATCAGATGGAATCGGAGATCAGGAGAAATATTCCCATATTTTATTACAACATTTGGGATGATTTGCCTGATCCACAATATAATACAAATTACTATCGTAGTTGTGATTTACTAATGGGAATATCAAAACAAACTTATGGGATAAATAAAAGATTATTAAAACCATATGGATATGAAGATTGGCAGATAACTTATGTTCCACATGGTATATCATCAAGACGATTTCATAAGATTGAAGATGATGATGCTAAATTATTGGATTTTGAAGAAAAACATAGGTTGTTAGATAAAAAATTTAAAATATTATATAGTAATAGAAATATCAGGAGAAAACAGCCTGGTGATGTTTTGATGGCTTATAAATATTTTATGGATTATTTAACGCCTGAGGAACAAAAAGAATGTGTGTTAATCTGGCATTGTGCTCCAATCGATGATAATGGAACTGATTTGCCAAGACAATGTAGACATTTAATTCCTGATTATGATGTTTGTTTTACTTATGATAATGCAAATGAAGCTTTTAATGATGAAGATATGAATTTGTTATTTAATTCAGCTGATGTTTATGTTAATTTGGCTTCTAATGAAGGATTTGGTTTGGGTAGTTGTGAAGCTCTTACGGTTGGTACACCTATTATTGTGAATGTAACAGGTGGATTACAAGATCAATGTGGATTTAGAAATAAAGACGGTGAATTTTTGACACCAGATGATTATATTAATTTAGGTAGTAACCATAGAGGTGAATATAAAAATCATGGCGAGTGGGTAAAACCTGTTTATCCATCTAATGTATCTTTGCAGGGTTCGCCACCAACACCATATATATGGGATGATAGATGTCGACCAGAAGATGTTGCACCACTTCTTCGTGAGTTTTATGATATGGGTAGGAAAAAAAGAAAAAAACTTGGATCGCTTGGTACTAAATTTTGTAAAGAGAATCATATGACTGCTGAAGTTATGGGTCAGAATTTTATAAATTCTATGAATGGGGCATTTGAAAATTGGAAACCAAGTAAACGTTATACGATGGAGAAAATATGAAAAAATTAGTAGTAATGTGTGCTCCATTTAGTACTAGGAGTGGTTATGGTGATCATGCTAGGTCAATATATTATTCTATAATGGATAGAGATGATATTGATATAAAGTGTTTAGATGTTAGATGGGGTACGACTCCTAGGAATCATTTGAATCCTGAAGTGCCACGACATAAAAAATTATTGGACTGTTTTGTGGATCCTGAACAGCTGAAACAACAACCTGATGTTTATATTGATATACGTATACCTAATGAATTCGCAAATCCTGGTAAATTTAATATAGGAATTACAGCAGGTGTAGAGACTGATGTGGTTTCACCTGAGTTTTTGGCAGGAATGAATAATATGAATTTAAATATTGTGCCATCGAAATTTACTGCTGATACTTTTAGAAAATGTACATATGATCAAGTGGAAGATATGCCAGATGGACAAAAACAAAAAACTGGTATTATTAAATTAGATAAGCCAATAAAAGTTTTATTCGAGGGAGCTGATACTGATGTTTATTATCCAATGGATAAATATAAAATTAAATCAGATTTTGCGGATGAGTTATCTGAATTGATAAAAGAAGATTTTGCTTATTTGCATGTTGGACAATGGACTAAAGGTGAGATGGGTGAAGATAGAAAAAATATACCTTTGATGATTAAATGTTTTTTAGAGACTTTTAGTAATACACAAAATCCACCTGCTTTAGTTTTAAAAGTAAATGGAGCTAATTTTAGTATTTTAGATAATCATCAAACGGTGAAAAGTATTACAAAAATTAAAGATAAATTTTCACACGTAGAATCAGTATCTAATATTTATTTAATTCATGGTGATTTGACAATTCAAGAAATGGCTGTCTTGTATAATCATCCAAAAATTAGAGCATTTATAACTTGTACTCATGGAGAAGGATTTGGTAGACCAATGTTAGAGGCAAGTTGTTGTGATTTACCTGTCATTGCTTCAAGGTGGAGTGGTCATATGGATTTTTTAACGGATTCTGACTCTTTATTGATTAATGGTTTTTTAAAAGAAGTTCCAAAATCTGCACTTTGGAAACCAATTATTGTTGAGCCTGGCAAATGGTTTAATGTAAATGAAGCTGACGTTAAGAGAAAATTAAGAACTTTTTACAAAAAACATAAACTGATTGGAAGGAAAGCAAAAAGATTAGGTAAGAATAATAGACAAAAATATTCCTTAAATGAAATGAAGAAAGAATTTAATAAAATTTTAGATAATGTGTTGACAAGTATTCCAAGTCCAGTTAATTTAAAATTGCCAAAGTTGAAAAAAGTAGGTAGTGAAAAATCAAAATCGAA